ATATTCACAAAATGAGCGCAGCCTGGACACGTAAAGAAGGAAAGAACCCTGCCGGTGGACTCAATGCCGCAGGCCGAGCAAGTTACAAAGCAGAGACTGGCGGCACGCTTAAGCCACCGGTTAAAGCAGGCGACAACCCGCGGCGTGCCAGCTTCCTTGCGCGCATGGGCGGTATGCCGGGACCGATGGAAAAGAACGGCGAGCCGACTAGGCTGGCGCTTGCGTTGCGGGCGTGGGGCGCATCCAGCAAGGCCGACGCCAAGAGTAAAGCCGCAGCAATATCGAACAGGAACAAGTAATGGCTGAACCCAACAGGCTTGCGGCGGCGCTGAGTTACGAGCAAGACCGTCCGGCGTTTGGCAACCCTAGCATGATGGAGCAGGGACGCAAGATGCGCGAACGAAAGCAGGCCGAGCAGGTAGACCGGTCTGCTCAAAATGTAAAAAGCGACTTGCTGGCCAGAGCTTTGATGTATCGCTACAACCCGGAAACGCTGACCGGGCTGACTGACACGCCGGGACCGCAAACGCTAGACGAGGCGGCTGGGCTGGATCCGAGAGTAGACCGCAGCACGTTCCTGCCGTATTCCAAAAAAGAGGGATTGCACGTTCCTGCTGTTGTGGCCGATGTTATGAAACTGGCGACCGCATCGAATCCGCAATACTCCAACCTGATGCAGCCGGACGAAGCGATGCCGCTGGCAACCAACATGATGGGCGGCGGGGTTGTGGCGTCGAGACTGGCTCCGGCGCCTGCGGGTTCGCTGGGGATGAATGTTGCGCCAAAAGCAATAAAAGAATTAATGCCAACAGAATATAAATCCGCTATGTCGATAGAGCCGCCGCACAATGCTAGAGACAATAAAAAATTATTGTTACTTACCGAATCAATGAAAAATACTGGATGGCAAGGAAGGCCGATTCTTACTTATGACGTTGGTAGAGGAAACGAAGCATTGACTGGTTCGCACAGAATAAAAGCAGCAAGAGAAGCTAATATTAAAGTGCCGATATACGAAATTAAAAATGTTGGTGATTATGTCGATGCAAACGGAAAATCAATTCACGACGTTGGGTTTATGGAATTAGATGAACAAGTTAAGTGGCTAAATAAATTTGGTGATAAAAATGCCGCAAAATTGTTAAAACAAGAACCGGAGTTTTAAATAAATGGAACCAACCAGCACCGGCGTCGAAAAGTGGCTGAACATCATCAGCCAATACGACAACGAATTTAAGAAGTGGGAAGCCCGCAGCGCGAAGATCGTCAAACGCTACCGCGACGATAACCGCAGCCAGCACACGAACGAAACCGCCAAGTTTAATATTCTGTGGTCGAACGTGCAGACGCTGATCCCCGCGGTCTATGCCAAGCTGCCGAAGGCTGTGGCGGCGCGCAGGTTTGGCGACAACGATCCGGTTGGCCGGGTGGCTGGCCAGCTGATCGAGCGCGCACTAGACTTTGAGATTGAGCACTATCCAGATTTCCGGTCGACCATGAAACACGCGGTCGAGGACCGGTTTCTTGGCGGCCGCGGGACTGCATGGGTGCGCTACGAGCCGCATGTCAGGCAGTTGGGCATTCCGGAGGACGGGTTGCAAATCACGGAGGATGTCGAGAATGAAGCAGCCGAAGGCCAGACGCCCGAAGGCGCGCCGAAGCCCGAAAGTCAGGACTACACCGCTGGCGAGGAGCCGCAAGAAGAAATCGAGTATGAGTGCGCCCCGACTGATTACGTTTACTGGAAGGATTTCGGCCACAGCGTTGCGCGCACTTGGGAGGAAGTAACCTGCGTCTGGCGCTGGGTCTACATGACCAGAGATGCGCTGACCGAGCGTTTTGGCGCCAAGATGGCCAAGCAGATCCCGCTGGACTCAGGCGCCGAAACGCTGGCGACCTATGGCCAGAGCACGAAGGAGCGCACCAGGGCGAAGATTTGCGAGCTGTGGGACAAGGAAAGCGGTAAGGTCTACTGGCTGTCGAAGAACTGCCCGAAGATTATCGACGAGCGCGACGATCCGCTGGAGCTCGACCAGTTCTTTCCCTGCGCGCAGCCGTTATACAGCACCACCACCAGCGACAGTCTGATTCCTGTGCCGGATTTTGTGATCTACCAGGACCAGGCAAACGAGCTGGATATTCTGTCAGACAGAATTGACGGACTGGTCAAGGCATTGCGGATCCGCGGCGTTTACGACGCCAGCCAGCCGGCGCTGCAACGACTGCTGACCGAGGGCGACAACAACACGCTGATCCCGGTCGACAAATGGATGGCGTTTAGCGAAAAGGGCGGGCTGAAAGGCAGCATCGACATTCTGCCGATCGACATGCTGGCCAGCGCACTAATCAACTGCTACCGGGCGCGTGAGGACATAAAAGGCCAGATTTACGAGATTACCGGCATCAGCGACATCATTCGAGGCCAGAGCGCAGCCAGCGAAACCGCGACCGCACAGCAGATCAAAGGCCAGTATGCCGGGCTCCGGCTGCGCTCGATGCAGGAGGAAGTGGCGCTGTTTGCCAGCGAGCTGATTCGGCTGAAAGCGCAGGTTATCTGCACCAAATTCCAGCCGCAGACGATCCTGCTCTACGCCGCTGCCGGCCAGATGAGCCCTGAAGATCAGGCCATGATTCCGCAGGCCATTGAGCTCATGCAGGACAACCCGTTGCGAAACTTTAGAATTGAGGTCGATTCCGACAGCCTGGTGCAGCTGGACGAGCAACAAAACAAAAAGGATCGTGTCGAATTCATTACGGCGTTTGGCAGCCTGTTGCGCGAGGCGTTGCCGGTTGGTCAGTCCTCACCGGAGCTGATCCCGATGCTGGTCGAGGTAATGAAATTCGGCATCAGTGGATTCAAGCAGGCCAAACCGATTGAAGGCACGCTCGATGCTGCGCTCGACCAATTGAAGGAAAAGCAGAAGCAAGCCGCGGCCAATCCCCAGCCTGCACCACCGAACCCTGAAATGATGCAGATTCAGGCTACCCAGCAGCTGGAGCAGGCAAAAATGCAAGCGACCGCGCAGGCCGACCAAATGCGGGTGCAGTCCGACATGCAAGCGGCGCAGATGAAAGCACGGCTCGACAGCCAGATTGCCCAGGCGAAGATCGAGGGCGAGATGCAGCTGGCGCAGATGCAGGCGCAGATTGAAGACCAGACAATGCGCCACGGCATGGAAATGAAGGCGCAGGAGGTTAAATCTGTTGACGACTTTAACCGCTGGAAATCCGAGCTTGAGGCGGCAACTAAAATCATGGTTGCGCGCATAGGGGCGAATCCCGGCGTGGATCTGCAAACCGCGGAAGCGGCGCAGGCGGCATCTGACCGGGTGGCGCAGGAGCTGGGCGCCGGGGTGTCTAATGCGCTCAATCAGGTGACCGTCCTGCACGCTGACATGGCCAACAAACACGATGAATCGCTGCAACAGGTAAAGCAAGCGCTGTCTGCATTGATGGCGCCTAAGCGCATTGTGCGCGGTCCTGATGGGCGCGCTGTTGGGGTTGAGATTGCACAGTGAACGGCGGCTGGGACACAGGCACCTGGGACGATGCGACATGGGACTATGTAAGCCAGATTGTCGAATTTGACACGCACGACGGCGACTATCTTAAAAAGAAGTTTGCAAAAGAGGTAGCCGACGCAGCCAGACGCAAAGCCGAGATTGTTTACGCATTTGAGCGAATAGTAGAGGGCAGGCCGGAGGCGGCGGCAGAGATTGCCGAGCCGTTTATGGAAACCAGAGCAGCAACATTGCCAGCTATTGATTACGACCGGATGCTGGCCGATTTGGACAGAGTGCAACGGATTCGAGATCTGCACCTTGAATTAGATGATGAGGACGTTTTAGCGTTGATATGAAAAAAACCTACATTCAGATTGACGGCAGGCTGGTCGAGAAGTCGAAGTATTACGCGGAGCCGGTGGCGCCAGGCATCATGCCGGACATCCAGCCTTACCAAAGCATGGCTGACGGCAGCATGATCACTAGCCGCAGCCAGCACCGGGCTCATCTCCGGAAACACAACTGCATCGAGATCGGCAACGAAACGATGGAAACCAAGCCGACGCAGGGAAAAGACACGCGCCGAGAGGTTTTGCGGGAGCAAGTGGCCAACATGACGCACGACCAAGCTAACCGCGTGCTGGCTAAGTTGCGCGACGATATTCGTTTTATCCGTAGATAACCCCCACAGGGAGCAAAAAATGTCTGATCTAAATGAGATTGTGCCGGTAGAAAACCAAGACAGCCGTCGGGATATGCTTTCCCAACAGTTTGACGAGGTGGTAGAGGCCGCGCCGGAGCCGGCAAGGGCTGAACCGGCAAAGGCTGAAAAGCCGCGAGATGATGCTGGTAAGTATGCCAAACCTGCGCCGCAGGCAAAAGCAGAACCAGCCGCCGAGTCCGTGGAGGAACCGTTGTGGAAGCGCCCGCCAGCCAGTTGGAAAAAAGATTATCACGAGGACTGGAAAACCGCCCCAGCGCGCATTCAGGAATATGCTTGGCAGCGCGAGAATGAGATGAAAGCCGGGGTTGAGCCGCTAATTTCAAAAGCTCAGTTTGCAGACCAAATGCAGGAGGTGCTCAACCCTTACATGAACACGATTCAAGGGCTGGGCATCGACGCGCCGGGCGCGGTCAAGGCTCTGATGGAAGCCGATCATGCCTTGCGCTACAGTAATCCGCAGGAAAAACGTCAATATTTTGCTAGACTTGCACAAAGCTACGGAGTAAATTTATCCGATATGGGCGACCAGCCACAACTGGCGCCGACTGATCCGAGCATCTACGCACTGCAAAACGAACTGAATTCCGTTCGTGGCGAAGTGCAGGGATGGAAGCAAGCACAGGAACAGCAGCAGAATCAGGCGCTTTTGGGTGAGATCAACAGTTTCAGCCAGAAAGCCGAGTATTTTGAAGAAGCGCGACCGGTAATGATCCAACTCCTACAGAGTGGTGTGGCCAGCGACTTAGACGACGCGTATCAAAAGGCTTTACGCTTAGATCCGAACCTTTTTGAGAGTGTCCAAGCCAGCAAACAAGCTGAGCTTGATACGGCAAAAAGAGCAGCAGCAAATAAAGCTGCTAAATCGGCGCGGGCGGCAGCGGTGAGCGTGCGAGGATCCACACCCGGAACCGTGACGAATACCAAAGCAAATGATCGTCGGGCTTTGCTGGCAGAGCAATTTGACAGCATGAGCGACCGACTCTGATTAATGTTTTTAAGGAGCTAAAAAAATGGCATTTGCCAATAGCTCGATCAGCGACATCATTGCGACCAACATACAAAGTCGTTCTGGTGAGCTGGCCGACAACGTAACAAACAACAACGCGCTTCTGCGCCGGTTGAAAGAGCGCGGGAATGTGAAGACCTTCAGTGGGGGGAATGTCATACTCCAAGAGGTAATGTATAACGACAGCACGACGAACAACACGAACAGCTATAGCGGTTATGAAGTGTTGAACGTTTCGCAAAACAGCCCGATCAGTGCGGCGCAGTTTGGTATCACGCAATACGCTGCCGCGGTATCGATCAGCGGTCTGGAAATGATCCAGAACAGCGGCAAGGAAGCGATCATCGACCTGCTAGACGGTCGTATGAACGTGGCCGAAGCGCAGCTGGCTAACCGTATTTCCGGCGACATCTATCTGGATGGCACAGGAAACAGCGGAAAAAACATCACCGGGCTTGCAGCGATGGTCCCGGATGCTCCGACCTCCGGTACGTATGGTGGCATTAACCGCGCCAGTTATTCGTTCTGGCAATCGGTTGCTTACTCCGGCGTGACGAACGGCGGCGCAGCTACTACGGCATCCAACATCCAGCAATATATGGATTCGGTAGCTGTTCAGCTGATTCGCGGAACCGATAAACCGGATCTGATCGTTGCTGACAATAACTACTATCGTCTGTATCTGCAATCGCTGCAATCAATTCAGCGCATTTCAGATTCGGGCTCCTCAATGGCTGGTGCTGGTTTTGCCTCGCTGAAATACTACGGCGCGGGCATGGCATCCGACGTTGTGCTCGATGGCGGTATCGGTGCGGCTGCGACGGCAAATCACATGTGGTTCCTCAATACGAAATATGCGTTTTTTAGGCCACACGTAGACAGGAATTTCGTACCGATCGGCGGCGAACGGCAAGCCGTTAACCAAGACGCTAAACCTACTTTGCATTAATGGCGTCTTTAAACCTTCTCTGATTGACTTGGAAGCCCGGAAGCGGGCGACAGGGCGCAAGCGAAAGCAGCGTGAACGACTAAGTGAGAGGGACACCGAAGGGTGTATGCGATAGTCTGAACATTGGTATAACTTTATTGAAGCCAGTGAGGGAGATCCGAAGCGGTCACCCCGCCATCGAAAGATGGTCAGTAAGCCGAAAGGCTGAAAGTAACAGAATGATTGTTAAGCTGATTGGGTGGGCTGGTAATCTTTGCTCCAGCGGCCCGCAATTTTGCGGCGTGCTGATAGCATAAGGAGAATATAAAATGGCCTATACTTACGTAGAAAATCAAGCCGGTCTGCTTCAGATCGCAAACATCGACACCGGGGTTACCTCACCTGGTGGCGTTTCGTCTGGCAGTGCTGCTGTCATTCCGACGCCGCCTAACGTCTTGGGCAAGATCGTGCGTGCTGACGATCCGACCTATGGCGAGGGCGAGTTTATCCTGCTGGTGGGCGTTGCTTCGACGGTGGTCGGTTCGTTGGTGTCTTACAACGCGACAACTTACCAAACGGTGCTGGTGCCGAATACTGCTGTGCAAGATTGCCCGGTCGCGGTTGCGATGTCGGCTAACCTGGCTGGCACGTTTGGCTGGTATCAAATCGCGGGCAATGCGGTTGTTAAGAAAACGGCCGTTGTGGTGTTGCCGCAAGTGACCGTGTTTCTGTCGGCTACTGCTGGTCGCGTCAAGGTTCTTGCCTCTGCGGGTCTGCAAGTTGTCGCAGCGCGCTCGGCTAACTTGACCACGATTGCTGCGGCGACCTCTACGGTCACTGTAACGATCAACCGTCCTCACCTGCAAAGCCAAGTTACTTAATGGTCGAAGCAGTTTTAGATGTTGTTGGAAACACACTCCCCAGCGTAATGCTGGGGAATGTGAAACTGTCTTGCGAAAGGCAGTTGACCTGGTTCGACTTCGATGCGGAGCCGAACGGGGACAGCATTTGCATCGTTGGCGGTGCGCCAAGTCTAAATGAGTCGGTGCACCAGCTAATGATTCGGCATCAAAACGGTTCTAAAATTTGGTCTGTCAACGGATCTTATGATTGGCTGCTTGCCCGCGGCATCGTGCCGGATGGGCATGTCATGCTGGATGCCAGGCCGGAGAATGTGCGGTTTCTGAAGAATCCCAAACTGGAAACGCAGTTTTACATTGCCAGCCAATGCGATCCCTGCATATTTGACGCTCTGGACGGCTTTAACGTCGATTTGGTGCACGTACAGACCGAAGGGGTCTACGAGTATCTGGAGAGCGAGCGCGCGCGCCCTGTGCACCTTATGGGCGGCTTTACGACGGTTGGTATGCTGGCGATGATTCTGGCCAAGCTCGAGGGTTATCGGCAGATCTATTTGTTTGGCATGGACTCCAGCTATTCCGAGGGCGAGCACCACGTTTACAAGCAAGAATCAAACGACGGCGAGAATGTAATAACGGCAACCATTCACGAAACGAAATACCGGGCGGCGCCGTGGATGTGCCAGCAGGTGCGGGACTTTCAAAACCTTGCCCGCGAGTTTGCGCAGGAAGATGTTGTAATTGAGGTCTGCGGTCCCGGTTTATTGCACGCAATGGCGAAAGCCATGACTTATCCACTAACTCAAAGGATTTAAAATGGCTATTCCTTCACGCGTTCTAGCGTCCGGCAATTCCGGCCTTGCGACTACCAGCATCTGCGGCGACGGCGCTACTGGCCTGGTGGCCGTAGGCTCTACTATTGCTGACGCGCTGCAACTGTCAGCGGTTTGGAACACGATCACCACCAGCTCGGCGTCGACTGGCGTTATTCTGCCGCCGACCGAAGTGGGCGCCATGATCGGCATCCGCAACGACAGCGGCCAGACGGTTACCATTTATCCGAAATCCGGGTCGACGATCAACGCGGCAGCGTCAACTTTGACGGTTGCAACGGCGAAAACCGTCATTCTGTTTGCTACGAGCGCGACAACCTGGGCATCGGTTCTGACCGCGTAATGACCATTCCATCGAGGGTAATGGGCGCCGGGGCTACGTCCCTGATGACCGTTGCCGTCTGCGGTGATGGTGTCGATGGGTTAACCGCGGTAGGGTCGACGAGGGCTGACGCGCTGCAACTGACGCGGGTTTACAACTCTGTCGATACCGCGGCTTCCGGAACTGGCGTATTGCTACCTCCCACACAAATGGGGGCAACAATATTTATTGCCAATTCCGGCGCCAACACAATCAAAGTTTATCCGTATGACACAGGATCGACAATCAATCAAACGACGTCGGCTTCGATTGTTAGCAATTTCAGCAGTGTATTTTTTGCAGTATCTGCGACCAAGTGGTACAGCCTGACAGGCGCAAGAACTTAATCCCCACAGGAGAAGAAAATGGCTTTAGACAGTGATGTTCACAACGCTGATTCGCATCTGCATGTTGAGTTTTACGTCAACGACCAGAAACCCTACAAAGATCGCCCGACGCCGTTCGTGCGAATTGTTGTGCCAGGTGACAAAACCAACATTGTCGACCAGCCGGTCAGGGAAGATCACAAGGAGCGATTCCCGCGCCAATGGCTGTATTTCCAGATGCAAAGCGGCGACGGTCCGGTTATTGGCACACTGCTAGAGCAATGGAACACGGACGATGACGAGGGATTTAATAAGCACCAGATGGCCGAACTCCAGATCCTTAAATTCCAAACCGTCGAGCAGGTAGCAACGGCGTCTGACAGCCAGCTGCAACGGATCGGCATGGGCGGCGCTGGATTGAGAGACAGAGCACGCGCTTATCTGGCGAGAAAAAACCAATCCGCGAACACTACCGAGCTGGAAACAACGCGCCGCGAGCTAAACGAGCTCAAAGAACAGATGGCGATGCTGATGGAAACCCGCAAGCCCGGAAGGCCGCGTAAAGAGGCGTAAACATGTCGAGCACGATGCTTCAGCTGGTGCAGCAGGTCACAAACGAACTGGGCGTTTCTACGCCCGTTTCGGTTGCTGGCAATACAAATCAGGACGTAATCCAAATCCTTGCGCTGATGAACGCAACGGGCTACGAGCTGCTGCGCCGGCACAACTGGCGAGCAATGACGAAGCAGAAGGCTTTCTATACTGAGTATCTGACAACCACCGGAAACTGGACCACGGCAGCCAGGACGATTACCGGCATTCCGTCGACTGTTGGGTTGGACACAACTTGGCAAGTGCAGGGGTCTGGAATCAACCAGAACACGTTCATAGCGTCTGTTGACAGCGGAACGCAGGTTACGCTCAACCAGGACTTTGCAGCCGCTGGCGGGGCTTCTGCTACTGCCTACTTTCAGAAAATGAAATACGATTTGCCGAGCGATTACGAGGCTTTGGTGCCGCGCAGCATGTGGGATAAATCCAAGCATTGGGAAATGTTGGGACCGGAGGACGCGCAGCAATGGGAATGGCTGTTGTCTGGCTACATCTCGACCGGCCCGCGGATCCGCTGGCGCCTGCTGGGTGCTTATTTCCAAGTTTGGCCAGGCACCTCGGCTGCCGAGTATCTTGGTTACGAATACAGGTCTAACGGTTGGGCTAATTCTGCTGCCGGGGCTGTAAAAACGAGTTTTACGGTCGACACCGACACGACGATTTACCCTGATCGGCTGATAGTGCTGTCAACCAAACTCAAGTATTTTGAGGCCAAAGGCTTCGACACTACGGCGATGTACCGCAATTATTTGTATGAGCTCGAAGCAGCGATGGCGCTAGACATGTCATCTGCAAATCTGAGCTTTGCGCCGCGGCCGGGCACTGTGCTGATCGGCTACGACAACATACCAGACAGCGGGTATGGCCCGAACTAGCAGAGCGCTGGTGCAGCAGACTGCTGCGCGGGTGGCATCTATCCCGGCGCCGGTCGGCGGCTGGAATGCGCGAGACTCTATCGCAAACATGGAGCCCATCGACGCCTATCAGCTGACAAACTATTTTCCCGGCGTGAGCAATTTGGTTTTGCGCGGCGGGTATGAGAACTGGGCAACCGGCATCAGCGGTCAGGTGCAGACGCTAGTTAATTATTCAACCGGCACTACTAACAAGCTGTTTGCATGGGCGGGAACATCGATTTACGACGCCACCACGCAAGGCGCTGTAGGGGCAGCTGTCAAGACCGGGCTGACAAATGCCAAGTGGGAGCACATCAACGTCACCACCGCGGCTGGCAGCTATCTCTACTGCGTGAACGGGGTCGATGCGCCGCTGCTCTACAACAATTCAACGTGGGAAAGCATTACCGGCATTTCGACAATTGCTATCACCGGCGTTACAACCACGACGTTAAGCAATATCTCGCTGTTTAAAAACCGCGTATGGTTTATCCAGAAAGACACGCTCAAAGCATGGTATCTGCCGACAGGCGCGGTAGGCGGCGCGGCGCAGGTTCTTGACATGAGCCAGATAGCCAAATACGGCGGTACTCTGGTTGATCTGGATACCTGGACGCTGGATGCGGGTTACGGCGCCGACGATAACTTGGTATTTGTGACCAGCAACGGCGAGGTCATTGTCTGGCGCGGCACAGATCCGTCAAGCGATGCTACGTGGGCGCTGGCCGGTGTCTGGAAGCTGGGCTCCCCGGTCGGCAAGCGGTGCATGATGAAATACTCCGGCGACCTGTTGATAATTACCTTAGACGGACTGCTGCCGCTGGCATCTGCGTTGCAGAGCTCCCGGCTGGATCCGCGGGTGGCTTTGAGCAATAAAATTCAAGGCGCTATCACCACGGCGACGGTCAACTACGGTTCTAATTTCGGCTGGGAAATACTGTATTCCTCAAAGAATAACGCGCTGTGGATCAATGTGCCGGTTGCAGAAGGGCAGCAGCAGCAATTTGTGATGAACAACATTACAAAAGCATGGTGCAACTTTACCGGTTGGAATGCGAACTGTTGGGAGACTTTTAACGACGATCCGTATTTCGGTGGCAACGGCGGCGTGTTTAAGGGTTGGGACAACGGCTATGTCGACGGCACATCAAACATTCAAACGACCGTTTTGCAGGCGTTTAATTACTTTGAGAGCCGAGGTGTTAAAAAATACTTTACACGTGCCCGGCCGAGCATATTTACAGACGGTGTGCCTGCTGTATTTGTAGGCATGAACGTCGACTTTGAT